CTGAGATCTATGAAACTGAAACTTCAGAGCGTAGCTTTGAAGAGGAAGTTAAATTATCAGGTTTTGGAGCCGCCCCTGTGAAAGCAGAAGGTGCTTCAATTTCTTATGACAACGCACAGGAATCATTCACTGCGCGTTACAATCATGAGACAGTCGCAATGGGCTTTTCTATTACAGAAGAGGCTATGGAAGACAATCTGTATGATTCGCTTTCTGCTCGTTATACCAAAGCTCTTGCTCGCGGTATGGCATACACAAAGCAAACAAAGGCTGCTTCTTTGTTGAACACAGGCTTCACCACCTTTAACTCAGGTGATGGCGTTACTTTGTTTAGCACAGCGCACCCAACCGTTGAGGGCACTACTAACGCTAACCGCCCTGCAACTGATGCTGACTTGAATGAGACTTCACTTGAGCAAGCTGTTATTGATATTGCTGCGTTCACTGATGAACGTGGTTTGTTGATTGCTGCTCGCCCTCGTAAGCTAATCATTCCACCAGCGTTAATGTTTGTTGCAACTCGCTTGTTGGAAACAACTCTGCGTGTTGGTACAGCAGATAATGATATCAACGCACTTAACTCAAACGGGTCTATCCCAGAGGGTTATGCGGTGAACCACTATCTGACAGACAATGATGCCTTCTTCATCACAACTGATGTGCCTAACGGCATGAAGCATTTTGTCCGTACCGCTATGCAAACAGGCATGGATGGTGACTTTGACACTGGTAACGTGCGCTATAAAGCGCGTGAGCGTTACAGCTTTGGTGTATCAGATCCATTGGGAATCTACGGTTCTCGCGGAGCATAATAGTTCAATAGAACTTTTATTGGTAAAGGGGTGGCGAAAGTTGCCCCTTTATTTTTTTTGTTTCTATGTTAATATCTCCACATCCCTGACAGGCACATGGTGTGTCTGACTAACCCAGACAGGAGATCGACATGGGTACTACTACTTTTTCTGGTCCTATACGGGCTGGCAACATCCGCAACACAACTGGCACTACTGTTGGTTCAGACATAGCAAACGTAGGTTATGTCGTAATGACTCAACAACATGTAATGGATATTTCTGGCGGCGCTGTCGCAGCAGAGGCTACAAATGTAGTAATCCCTGCCAACTCAAAAATCGTAGACATCATCATTGATTTAGAAGTGGCTGCTAATACCACGACAAATATTAGTGTTGGTGATACCGTAGGCGGTGCAGCGACTCTAGTTAATGCTGTTGCTTCTGGAACTACTGTAGGTATTAAAGCGTTAGGCGCTTCTGGCGGTGGTACACTTACATGGAAAAACACTGGTACATCTGATTTAAAATTAACTGCTACCTCAAGTGCAGGTACAAATGCGGGATCAGTTGTTATAACAGTGATGTATGCTCAAGCGTTTAATACGGCTGTTCAGCCGTAAGGAGGCCTAGATGGCTGGTCAAGAAGTACGGGCATTTAATGTCTCAACATCAGGATTTAGTGCAGGGGTTGTTGGCCCCGCACGAAGTCGCATACAGGGCATCTTGGTGTATGCCACTAACATTACAGCCTTTACCATTAAGAATGGCTCCGCATCAGGAGCCACTCTGCTGGACTTAACTCTTCCAGCGGGATGGAACGATGTATTTCTTCCTAATGATGGTATTCTCGCTGACAATGGGGCCTATGTGTCTGCTCTATCAGGCTCTGGTTCAGTGATAACTCTATTACTGGAGTAACATTTTGGCTGAGAAAAAAGCTAAATCAAAAAAAGATCCTCGCCTAGCAAGGGCGGGGGTTTCTGGATTTAACAAGCCTAAGCGCACACCAAGTCACCCAAAGAAGTCACATGTTGTTGTGGCTAAAGAAGGTGAAAAGGTTAAGACAATTAGGTTTGGAGAGCAGGGCGCTAAGACAGCAGGGAAACCAAAAGCTGGCGAAGGCGACAAAATGAAAAAGAAACGTGCAAGCTTTAAGGCCCGTCATGGTAAGAATATCAAAAAGGGCAAGATGAGTGCTGCATACTGGGCTGATAAGGTGAAGTGGTAATGGCTATCTCGCGTTCTCAGATGGGCAGTCAACTTGTAGGGAACAGAGTTTCCACGGGTGACGACTCTAAAGATCTTGAGATTATTCGCATGGGTAAGGGCGGCAAAACAAAAAGCCGTGTCAATGAGGCTGGAAACTATACAAAGCCAACTATGCGGAAGAACTTGTTTAACAAGATTAAAGCTGGCGGCAAAGGTGGTAAGCCGGGTCAGTGGTCAGCAAGAAAAGCTCAAATGCTTGCCAAGCAATATAAAGCTAAGGGTGGGGGCTATAGAGGTTAATGGCGCTCAAGAAGTCACAGAAGAGCTTGAAGTCTTGGACAAAGCAGAAGTGGCGAACAAAGTCTGGCAAGCCATCGACGCAAGGGAGCAAGGCTACAGGCGAGCGATATCTTCCTGAGAAGGCTATCAAGTCTTTGACCTCTGCGGAGTACGCCGCTACTACGAAGAAGAAACGCGAGGCCACCAAGAAGGGCAAGCAGGTTGCCAAGCAGCCTAAAAAAATTGCAAAGAAAACCAAACGGTTTAGGAGCGTAGTGACATAATGGCTGTAGTAACCCCAGACATGCCAGAGATTTTTGAGGAAGCTTTTGAAAGGGCTGGCCTTGAGATGCGTACTGGATACGACCTTAAAACCGCACGAAGAAGTCTGAACCTTTTAACATTGGAGTGGCAGAACCGTGGCCTTAATCTCTTCACTATTGAAGCGGGTACGCTCGCTGTTACAGCGGGTACGGCAACGTATACCCTTCCTACGGACACAATCGACATCATCGAACATCAAATTCGTACTGGAACGGGCACAAACCAAATCGACACGTCGCTCGAAAGAGTCAGTGTCGCAACCTACGCGCAGCAAACAAACAAAAACACGCAAGGTAGGCCGACCCAGATCTACGTCCAAAGGCTCCCGACAGAAACAAAAGTAACCCTGTGGCCTGTCCCAGATAATACTACAGCCTATACAATATCATATTTTAGGTTGAAGGGTATTGATGGTTTGTCATCTGGAGTTGGGGCAGCGATATCTTCTGTACCGCCTAGATTCGTGCCCTGCTTGGTTGCAGGCATGGCATATTACATTGCTATGAAAAAGAACCCTCAGATGGCGGCTAACCTAAAGCAAGAGTACGAGTTTCAGTTCCAGCTTGCTGCTGGTGAGGATGAAGAGACAGCATCAATTAAGTTCGTTCCATTCAACACATTTATGATGGGTGCGTGATGAGTTACGCTAGAGGCAAATATGCTTTTGGTTACTGCGACAAGACAGGGTTTAGATACCCTTTGGCAGATCTTGTGCCTGAGTTTAACAATGGCGTGAAGACTGGATTTCTGGTTGGGCGTGATGTTGTTGACCCAGATCAGCCACAAAACTTCTTGGGCAGAGTTAAAATAAATGACCCTCAGTCTCTGAAGAACCCAAGACCAGACACATCTTTAGAGGAGAGTCGGGGTTTGTTTGGGTTTAATCCTGTTTGGAACGATCTTCAGTTTATGCAGGCTGAAGTTGGTACTGTTACTATCAACATAACTTAGGAGTTAAAGTGATGATGAAGAAGAAGGGTTATAAGAAAGGCGGCGTCACTAAGAAGATGGCTGGCGGCGCAATGAAAAAGAAAAAACCTGTGGCAATGAAATCAGGTGGAAAGATGCCTATGGTCAAAAAAAATGGGAAGAGTGTCCCAGCATTTGCGGCTGATGGTGTGGGAAAAATGAAAAAGGGTGGCGTTGCCAAGAAGATGATGGGTGGCGCTATGAAGAAAAAGGGCTACGCAAAAGGCGGGGCTATGAAGAAAAAAGGTTATGCCAAGGGTGGTGTAACTAAAAAAATGGCTGGCGGCACAATGGCAAGAGGTAGTGGTGCAGCTAAGCCGCAGAGGTTCCGCAAAAACGGATAGATTTAATTTGGGGGGGAATTAATTGGCGTATTTGCAGAGTAACATACCGCACTTCAAGTGTTGGGTTCGCCGTGAGTATACTCACAATCATGAACAATACCACGGCGAGTTCTTACATGCGATGGCAATAGCGGTAACGACAATGCCAAATAGATGCTTGAGCTTTCAAGTTATCTTTACGGGATGTGAGGCAGATGAAGAAGGAGATGAGAATGTACACGGTGGCGCAATGTGGGCGAGAATGCCTATAACCGCTCTTGTAGCCGATGAGCCGCTCACTGAGTGGCCTTCTGCTATGGCTGTGCATGATGCCCAGCCTTGGGACTGTTCGTCCTACAATCACGCTGTGTACGTCTTAGACAGGGCAACACCGTGCCCTTGGTTGGCAAAGATAGATGGGAATATGTATCCTGCAAAGTATATGTTTACTGTTGATTACTCTGAGAGCGAGATAGCAGATGATCCAGCGCAGCATAAACAAAGTCATGTTATGCAGCTTCTAGATGCTGGAGAATGGACTGGTAATGTGGTTGCACTGCCCAACAATCGTGTAAGGGTTACTCACCCTGCGTGGTTCGAGACTGGCGCTGGTGCCCCAGACTTCAAGCCATCTCAACATATACACTATTCAAAATCCGATTTAGACTATACTATGGATGTCAACAAAATATTCGATAACCTGTACCAAGAGGAATAAGTTCAAATGAACTATTCAGAACTGACGCAAGCGATCAAAGACTATACGGAGAACACAGAGAGTACCTTTGTGACCAATATCCCTAACTTTGTGCGTCAGGCTGAAGAGCGGATCTTTAGGGATATCACTATTCCAGAGCTACGCAGGAATGTCACAGGCAATGTAAACGCTGGCAATAAGTATGTTGCGAGGCCTGATGACTTTCTAGCCACGTTCTCCTTAGCTATTATCAATGGTACAACGTATACTTACCTTTTGGACAAAGAGGTAAACTTTGTGCGGGAAGCCTACCCTGATACCACAGTGCAGGGATTGCCACAGTATTACGCAATATTTGATGGGGATACCGCTACAGGTAATGGCAACTTCTTGCTTGGCCCTACGCCTGATGCAGCATACGACTTGGAGTTGCATTACTATTATGATCCACCTTCCATCGTTACCTCTGGCACATCATGGCTTGGTGACAATGCGGAAGCGACATTGCTTTACGGATCTCTTATAGAAGCGTATACGTTTATGAAGGGCGAAGGCGATATGGTTCAGTTGTATAACGAAAGATATTCATCAGCCCTTATCAATATGGCTTCTTTGGGTGCCAAGTTGAGAACTGATACATACAGGCGACCTGCCGCGTAGGAGATAAGGTATGGCAATAATTCAAACAACATGTACGTCTTTTAAGCTTCAGCTTTTACAGGCAGAGCATGATTTTGATGCACATACATTCAGGATAGCTTTGTATTCTAGTACTGCGTCTTTGGGTGCGGATACTACTGTGTATAGTACATCCAACGAAATTACTAACACAACTGGAACGGCATATACTGCGGGGGGCAAGCCGTTGACAGTGACATCTACATTTCCAAAGACCTCTGGCACAACTGCTATTGTGGACTTTGATAATATTTCATGGACTGACGCAAGCTTTACAGCAAGGGGGGCACTGATCTATAACGCGAGTGCTTCCAATAAAGCTGTTGCTGTGTTAGACTTTGGAAGCGACAGGGTTGCTAGTGATAGTACCTTTGAAATACAATTCCCCGTAGCGGATGCCACATCTGCTATAATTCGCATAGCATGATAGGAGTTATCTAAATGGCGAGCTTTAACAAAGTAAACGATTTTGTGGTAAACGCAGTCCACAATATGGATCTAGCAAGCGACCAGCTTGCGGTGGCCCTAACAAATACTGCGCCGGGAAGTGAATCAAGCAATCCAACCGCAGATGGTAATGGTATTGTTGGCAATCTTACACAGATTAGCTACAGCAATTGTTCTTCTCGCAACCTGACTACAAGCTCATCATCACAGTCTGGTGGTGTATATAAGCTGGTTGTTGCAGATCTAACGCTCACTGCTTCTGGCACGGTTGGCCCCTTCCGTTATATCTATATCTTTGATGATACGGTTTCTTCTCCAGCAGATCCAATCATTGGGTACTATGACTATGGCACCTCATTGACGCTGAACAACGGTGATACCTTCACCTTAGACTTCAGCCCAAGCAACGGTGTCATCCAACTAACATAAGGCAGTATCATGGCGAAGCTCTTTAACAGAGCCAAGATGACAACCAGTACCACGGGTACTGGCACAATCACACTTGGCAGTGCGTCTACGGGGTTTCAGAGTTTCGCGGATGCTGGGGTTAGTAACGGTGACGTAGTACAGTACGTCATTGAAGAACTTTCTAACTTTGAAATAGGGACTGGTACATATACCGCCTCTGGCACAACCCTTACAAGAACTGTGCAAGAGAGTTCAAACTCAGATAATGCCATCAGCCTCGCGGGGAATGCTGTTGTCTTTATTAGCGCGGTAGCCAGTGACTTAAATATCTTGCAGAACGCAGGGTCTACCAAGGTTGCAGCAACATCTTCTGGGGCCACGGTTACGGGTAACTTGGCAGTTACGGGCACGGTTGATGGACGCGATATCGCAACTGATGGTACAAAGTTAGATACCGTAGAAACCAATGCTGACGTAACAGACAGCTCAAATGTAGGATCTTCTCTTACAGGTTTCGCTACGGGCACAGATGCGGGTTCCTCTGATCTTATTCCTGTTTACGATGTAAGTGCTTCCGCTTGGGAAAAGCAGACGATTGCTAATGCAGCGTTGCAGGGACCGACTGGGCCTACTGGCCCGACAGGTGCAACTGGCCCTACAGGGCCAAACGGACCAACTGGTCCCAATGGACCCCAAGGTCAAAAGGGCCAAAAGGGTGAGGTAGGCGCGACAGGTGGCACAGGGCCTACAGGCGGCACAGGGCCTACGGGTCCGACTGGTCAAAAGGGCCAGAAGGGTGAGGTTGGCAATACGGGTGGAACAGGCCCCACAGGCCCCACAGGCCCAACGGGGCAAAAGGGCCAGAAGGGTGAAGTAGGTAATACTGGCGGCACGGGTCCAACTGGACCGACAGGCTCCACGGGTCCAAACGGTCCTACGGGGCCGACAGGCCCCACGGGTCAGAAAGGCCAGAAAGGCCAAAAGGGTCAAACTGGTAGTACAGGGCCGACAGGATCAACAGGACCGACAGGTCCAACTGGTTCGCAGGGTCCGACTGGTGGCACAGGCCCTACAGGTCAAAAAGGGCAGAAGGGTCAAACAGGTAATACAGGTAATACAGGTAATACTGGTCCTACGGGTCCAACTGGTTCACAAGGTCCAACTGGTAGCACTGGTCCTACGGGTCCAACTGGGCCTTCTGGTTCTGCGGGCACAATAAATACTTACACTTCTTCAAGTACATGGAGCAAGCCGGGCAGCGGTAGTATTGCAATGATCACTTGTATTGGTGGTGGAGGCGGTGGGGGAGCCGCAAACGCAAACGCTGGTGGTGAAGGTGGTCAAGGGGGTATTTGCACTACTAAATGGATTCTTTTGTCCGCTTTGCCATCTTCTGTTTCTGTCACTGTAGGAGCAGGGGGATCGGCGGGGACTCAATCAAGTGCTGGAGGACTTGGCGGCGAAACTCTTTTTGGAGATTATGTTTTCTCTGCGGGCGGCAGAGGAGGTACAAGTTACAATGGTAGCTGGCATTATCCCGGTTATTCTACAAGGACTTCCTTCCCAGCTAATTCTTATGGTAGCTATACTGCGGGAAATGGGGATCTTCAAAGAACACGTTATGTAATCGGACAATCATATATACAAGGAAGGGCGGACTCTTATACCGTGTTGGATGCACCCGGTCGAGGTACACAAAGTGGCACTGGCGAATATTACTATCAACGTCCTTATGGACGTACTGGCCTTTCCGCTGTTCCGGGGAGTGCAGGGAACGCAGGAACAGGGTATGGAGCGGGAGGAGGTTGGGGTTATCTCCTGTCAAGCGGTTATGCTGGAGCGCAAGGATTTGTTTCTGTTCTAGTATTTTAATAGCTAATAGTGAAAGGACACGACGATGGCTATAAAAGTCGGCGGAACCGCCGTTATAAATAATAGTTTAGGATTAGAGGCCATTGCGTCTTTAGATTCAACATCTGCAACGTCGATAAGAAACGCGGGTGTTACTTTGGTTGACGTAGATACGTTTACCTCGTCAGGCACTTGGACAAAGCCTTCTGTTGGAACTGTTGCAATAGTCACATGCATCGGCGGAGGAGGAGGTGGTGGAGCGGCTAATGCCAATGCGGGTGCAACAGGTGGAACAGGTGGTGTTCTATCTATTAAATGGATTCTGCTATCTGCGTTACCGTCTTCTGTTTCTGTCACTGTAGGGGCGGGGGGTTCAGCGGGTAGTCAGACCTCCGCAGGAGCCACGGGTGGTGAAACTCTTTTTGGAGACTACGTTTTCTCAGCAGGGGGTAAGGGTGGTCAGAGTTATGATGGCAGCTTCCATGATCCCACTTTGAACTCAAGGACTTCTTTTCCAGCTAATTCTTACGGCAGTTACACATCGGGTTATAGTGATACTCAAGTAACAGAACTTGTGCTTGGAACCTCAAAGATAGTCGGGGCTCAGAGTTCTAACACTCCTTTAACTGGATTGGGTCGAGGTACACAAAGTGGCACGAGTGATTACTACAGGCAACGTGTTTATGGGCGTAGTGGCCTCTCTGCTGTTCCGGGGAGCGCAGGGAACGCAGGAACGGGATATGGAGCAGGGGGCGGTTGGGGATACCTTCTGACAAATGGTTATGCGGGGTCGCAGGGATTTTGCTCTGTGATTACAATATAGGAGATTGTTATGAAATATGCAGTGATTGAAAATGGAAAAGTTGCAAATATTGTAATTTCTGAAAGCGCCCTTGACAGCAATTGGGTGCAGAGTGATTCCGCAAAAATAGGTCAATTAGTGGATGCGGATGGAAACTTTTCTGATCCCCCTTTGACCGCAGAAGATGTAAGGCGCTCTAGGGACGCTTCTTTAGAGTATTTTGTAGATCCGTTGCAAACCCACGTTTTAAAATGGAATAGCCTTACGCCAGAAAAACAAGCGAAATGGACACAGTACAGGCAAGATTTACTGGATGTTCCGCAGCAAAAAGGTTTTCCAGACAATGTAGTTTGGCCGACTAAACCAGAATAAATAAATTAATGGGGGTATAAATTCATGGTTAGGCAAAATTGGCAGATGTGGTCGGGAGGCTTATCTGGAGATGAGTTGAATGTGGTTTTAGGGGCAGTTAATAATATCCAAACTACTCCAGCCACAACTTTTTGTAATTCTGATGAAACTGTAAGATCCAGTCAGGTTGCGTGGATTTCTGGTAACAACGATGTTAAAGACATATTGTGGAAATATGTCAAAACAGCAAACGAAAATGCCTTTTATTGTGATGTAGAAAAAATTTGTGACATTCAATATACAGAGTATCATGCTGCAAAGGGTGGTCACTACGATTGGCATATAGATGTAAACTGGGATGGCGATACCCCTAGAGATAGAAAGTTAAGTGTAACTGTTCAGCTATCTGACCCGTCAGAATATCTAGGGGGTAATTTTATGTTTGGGGAATGCCCTTCTCCAGATTTAAATTCTCGCGCAAAAGGAACCGTATTAGTTTTTCCAAGCTACCTTAAACATAGAGTTGAACCTGTGACTAAAGGTACAAGAAAAAGTCTTGTTTCTTGGTTTGAAGGTCCAAGGTGGCGCTAGTATATCAAATTTCTTTGCATGGGTCTGCTTATGATGCGCGGGGAAAAGACTGGAGTACTGTAGAGAAAGAGACGGGCTGTGTTCGAGATACACAGTGGCGTGACCCAATACTTAACAGGCATTTGCTAGTTACGGAGTTTGGTTGTGCAGTAAGTCATCTTAGGGTTTGGGAAAAGATAGCGGCATCTAATCGCAATGGAATAATCCTTGAAGAAGATGCAGTTTACGATAGCATTGACCCCAGTGCGATAGACACCCTATTGAAGGAGCATGACAGCGTTTGGTTGGGATACCGTCTTAATACTCTTGGTTATTGGTATAATTGTCATGCTTACGCTATTAGACCAGAAACCGCCAAGAGATTGATAGAAGGATACAAGGATGCTATCATCCCTGTAGATGAGTGGGTTCCTGCCAAGCTAAAAGTTCAATCGAACTTTTTCTTTACACCAGAGGTGGTAAAGCAGATACCTAGAGAAGTTAGGCCAAGCACGATTGAGGGGGAATCTATGCAGGTACATGTACTGACAGTTGGAACAGATCCAAGTAAAATGTGGGCTTTAGAGCAATCTGCAAAAGCGCACGGAATAACGTACTTAAATCTGGGACGTAATGTAAAATGGATGGGGGGCACGATGGAAGCCCAAGGCGGGGGGCAAAAGATTAATCTTGTACGCAACCATCTTGAATCTCTGCACGATGGGGATGTAGTGCTGTTTATGGATGGCTATGATTGTCTAATTAATGAAACCCAAGATGTTATATTAGATAGGTTTAAAGGTTTTGATTGCGATATACTTTTTGCGGCAGAGAAGGAATGTTGGCCCGTACCTGATATATCTAACAATTTCCCACCATCAGTCACTCCTTATAGATATTTAAATAGTGGCTTGTATATGGGAAGAGTTGGCGCTCTTAAAAACTTTTTCAACGAGTCTGTTGCACACGAATCGGATGATCAACTTTGGGCACATTCACGGTTTCTTAATAAGGAAGTGCCTAGCGTTAAATTAGATTATGAGGGTTACATCTTTCAATGCGATGACGACATTGAGGTTATCAACGGTCAACTAGCAAACAGCATGTGTTGCCCGTGTATCTATCATGGGAATGGTGGGGATGACGCAAAGATGAGGTTTAAAAACCTTGCTGATAAATTTGGGTATATCGAAGAGGCAGAGATATTATCTCCTGCATATCATAAGGGTCTTGAGTACGAAGAGGTTGCATCAGAAATACTGGTGACGGATTTTATGTCAGAGGTCCAGTGTCAACAATACATTGAAGCGTCAGAGAGCCTTGGTCGGTGGGGTGAGCTTGATGGCGATAAGTTTCCAGCGCAAGAAATACGGTTAAAAGAATTAGGTTTGTGGGACGAGATATCAGAGCAATGGGCAGATAAGCTTAGTAAGATATGCGAGAAGCATTGGCACCCAGAAGCGTACCTTGGATTGCGTGATGCGTTTACCATGCGATATTCTATAGACACGCAGACAGAACTAGGTCTGCATACAGACGCATCTTTGTTCACAGGCAGCGTAAAGCTCAATGATAATTACGCTGGTGCGGAGCTTGTTTTTCCTAGACAAGAGTTTACAAACAAGGATGTAAAAGTTGGGCAGTGCATTTTGTTTCCGTCTATGGTAACACATGGGCATAAGGTTCTGCCTTTGCGTGGGGGAAAGAAGTATAGCTTGACCATGTGGACCTGTCGATATGAGGGTGACTCAAACTAAAAACAATGTTAGTTTCTTGCTATGTTAGGTTACAGCCCCATAGCAG